TGAGGGCTCCAACGGAACTCATCCACAGGTTGTAGAGCTCTCGGCTGAGGAGAAACGGGCGCAGGAGGCGAAGAATTGCGTCTCTTACGCGAGTCTTCTGTAAACTGCTTTGCTTGCGCTTTCTTTAGCCAACTATATGGCATCATTTCTGGCAAAACAAAGTTCCCGTCATCGTCTTGTTTGAGGTCAGTAATATCGTCGAGGGTGTCCTTGATAGGAGTTTTTTCCTTAGGGGACATCTGCTCGATAATTGTACGAACCACACGGTCAGCATGAGAGTTTTCTCCAGACATGGCAGTCTGAGCCTTCTCCTGACGTTGCGCAAACTCACGCATATCCTGAAACAAGCTAGAAGCCATCTCTTCGACTTTTGAAGTCTTCTTGAGAACATGCTCTATCGCCTTGTCTCCTTGAGGCTCGAACTTCGAGAGAGTGAATTCATACCTATTTAGGATGTCATCACCAGCTCCAAAGCTCTTCGCACTATCTAGTGCAGTACTGCCTGGTTTACAAAACTCTGGAAGGACGTTCATTTCACACACTACAAATCTGCGTTTCATTGCAGCAGGACACTTCATGACCTTGCTAATATGCAAATCCTTGTTGTTTGTGTCAATGACGACGAACTCCGGAGAAGCGTACACCTCACCCTTGTCTCCTACCTTAGCCATATTCAACGCATAAGGAGAAGTATCCATGATTCGATTCATCTCGATCAAGGTTTGGGGCATTCCAGACTTTAGCACAGCGTCAGACTCATTTCCGACCTCTCCCGCATGCCAGATGAACTGGGAAAACGGGTCAAGACCGTCAAAGTATTCAGAAGATGGGGTCATGTTGAACACCATTCCTTTTTCGTACTTAACGCCTTTCAAGGCACACCAGAGCTTATAGAAAAACTCAAGGATAAGAGACTTTCCAATACCTGGAGGACCATACAGAATGAGACCATAGGGCATGGGTCGCTCTTGGGACACCTTTTGCTTTACCGTAGACAGAGCTTTCTGGATCTGAGATTGCATCTCCAAAACACCGGACCTTCGCGAGTCAAACTTCGCTAGACTCTTCAAAATCTGGTCTACATCGGAGAGCAACTGAGTGGCTTCTGAAATGAACACTTTGCCATGGATGCGGTTTTCTACCGGCAATCCATAGTACAATGCATCAGGATAGTGAGCCATCAGATACGTATTCTTCTGTCGAGCCGCCAAGATGGGATCACGTGCAAACAGGACATCACTTATTGATTGTGAGCCCTGACAGATAGCACTTCCAATTCGGATCAACTCCGCGAGCGACTGAACCAACAGCTGAGCTAGCTGGAGCATACTTGCCTTTGGCGCTTTACCCAAGTACTTTTCAATGGTCCCTCCAACGTCGCTATTAAACCACTTCAGAGAAACCAAAGAAAGAAGAAACTTGCGAATATTTGAGAGAAGTTCCGAATTAACGAAACTCATGAAATAATCGCGCACAGTAGCAGTCACATTTCCGAAAGAGAACGGTTTTCCCAACTCTTCTTCAACGTTGAACGCAGGCTCGTCATCCAGCTCCTTTTCATCAGCCTCAGGGCGTAAGCCAGGAGTGTAGCGTTGCTTAGGAATCTTGGACAGAAAATCCTCAATCGAGCCAGTCAGTAAGGAAACATCCAAACCAAGTAACCGAACATACGAATAAACCGCCGACGCTCCGTCAACCGCGTTTCGACTCCGATAGAGCTGATACAGAAAGTTCATCATGTCGATGACCATCTGCACATGCTCTTTCGAGCCAATACCACCAATGAAAGGGTGCATGAAGTCGTAAACCGTGCGAAATGAAAGCTCAGAAGGGCCAATGAAATGCTCGTAGGCTTCGGATTTAACCGCATCCTTTTCCGCTTTCTTGCGCTCAATTCTGCGCTCCTTTTTGGCTTTTTTCTTTTCAGCCTTTCTCAGGAGACGCTCTTCAAGCTTCTTCCGCACTTCCAAACGACGTGCTCGCTCTTCAGGAGAAATACGAGGAACTCGAACCTTAAATGGAGTATCACAATGATCAACCTCCACAAGGTCTTCTTCCTTTATTTCTGGGCAAACTCGATCGACTTTCTCACGAATCTTCAGGAGTTTCTTCTTCTCCTTTTCGTGACGAAACTCATTACGCTTAATCTCTCCTTCAGTAGGATCGTCAAAAGCACGTGGTTCCTTACGACGCGTTCGAGCGGTGCGTTGTGCGGCACGTGCCGCCTTCGCTTTGCCCTCGCGGACTCGAGCTTCTTCTTTAGCTCGGTCCTTAGCAGCTCGAGACTTAAGCTCCTTCTTCTTCGGGGCTTTATGTTTCGACTGCATTTTCA